CGTTGACTTCCCGTAGTCCCATTTACGCCCATTGTGCTCAAACGTGTAGTTCGCCGCTTCCATCGCATTACGCCAGGCGTTGATTTCATCTCCCTTCATCACGCGCGCTTTCTCCGCGGTCAGCAGGTCCGTGATTTTCTCCCCGTCAAAACCCCAGCGCCCCGAGATGTCAGCTTTGCGGTTTTCTTCCGTATCCGCCACCTCCACCACACTCTGGCCCACTGGCCACAGAACTGATGCCACCCTGCTGATGCCGGTAATGACCCTGGCACTATTATAAACCACCTTCAGCGTCTCTGCTGAAAATAACGACTGACACTCATACCAGTCCTGACCATCCTCTGATTTCAGGTACATCGCACCCGGCACATCCGGATTTTCCGGCGTGTATTGTCTGAAATTCTTTATGTGCATCTGTAAGTCCTCCCGGTTACATGTCTGAAAGATGATGCGCTTTATAATGGAAAATACTCAAACCCCGAAGCTCCTGACGACACATACTCACCCACGCTGACTGTACGCCACTGAGAACCATCAAATGTCACCTGAAGCGGCCTGTAAGATACCCTGTCAATAAGGGTTTTGTTTCCGTCGTTGTAACCGCCAATCCCCGTAATCATCGCACCAATATCCAAATCCACTGCCCATGTAGTGCTGTCTGTTTGCGGCGCATAAGTCTGTTTATTACCCAGCCTGATACCCACAACCCGGCTCTTCCCGTCTGATGCCCCGGGCGGCCCCATCGGCCCGGTTTCTCCACGCTCACCTCTGGGACCGGGGTCGCCTTTCTCCCCTTTCGGTCCCTGCGCTCCCCGCGGACCAGCGGGACCTGTTGCTCCCGTTTCACCTTTCGGACCCTGTGCTCCGGGGTCGCCTTTCTCTCCTTTCGGACCGGGAACACCACCTCCTGCTGCAGCCTCTTCTGCCTTTGTTTTCGCTTCATTTGCCACATCCATTGCCGCCTTCACGGCCTTCGGCGTGGCTGCCTTTGTTTCGTCATTACTGCCAGTATCACTGCTTAACTGCACCACACCTTTCTGCGTCGTGCTGGCATCCCGCTGGCTGACCGTATCCGGTTTGTTTTTTGTGCTGTAATCCACCCGCCAGTGGAAATACCGTGTGTCGCCGTAAACCGTACAGGTACAGACCGTGCCATTAATAAACCCCGTTGCACCGTATTCGCCAATGGTGACCCGGACTATGGCAGCCTCATACGTTCCCATCACCTCAATGACACAGCCACCCAGATTGAGTTTTCCCGGTCCGACATCTGTGATGACTTTATTCATTGCCGCAGGCAGTGATGCCTTCATCATCCAGTAAGGCTGGTCAAATGCCCCCTTTTCTTTCAGCCAGGCCACAAACTCACTCGTGGTCCATTCACCGGTCTCCGTATGAATGTCCCGCCCGTATACTCTGGCTGCTCCCACGGTGTTCAGAAACTTCACCTTATCCGGGATATCGTCACCGTTTTTCGCTTTCTCCAGGCATCCGTCCGCTTTGTCCATTGCCGCTTTCACCGCTTTCGGGGTGGCTGCCTTCGTTTCATCATCACTGTCCGTTGCGCTGCTTAACTGCACAATTCCCTTCTGTGCCGTCGTCGCATCAGCCACATTTGCAGCGCTGCCTGCCGGACCTGGCTCTCCACGAGGTCCCTGAGGTCCGGTCTCTCCTCGTTCGCCTCTCGGACCTGCAGGACCAGGTTCACCTCGGGGGCCAGTCTCCCCACGCTCACCTCGTGCTCCCATCGGTCCCTGTGGTCCGGCTTCTCCTCGTTCACCTTTAGGACCTTGCGGGCCTGCAGGACCTCCCGGATCACCTTTCTCGCCTTTTGGCCCCATATCCCCCTGGTCCCCTTTAGGCCCCCGCTCTCCGGTATCCCCCTTCAGGCCTGGTATTCCCTGCGGTCCTCGCTCCCCCTGTTCGCCCTTCTCACCACGCGGACCAGCGGGCCCTACAGCCCCCTGAGCACCAACGTCACCACGCTCACCTTTCGGCCCTGCGGGCCCTTGAGGGCCCACTGGACCTGTTTCGCCTTTAGGACCGACATCCCCCTTCGGACCAGTTTCTCCCTGAGGCCCCCGTGCATTCTCAGCCATACGTCTGGCCTCTTCAGCACTGACAGTGGCAGCCTCTGCCCGCTTAAGGATCTCTCCGGCGCTCTCCTGCGCCAGCCTGGCCTTTTCAGCATGCTGTCTGGCTTTTTCTGCATCAGCTCCGGCGGCTTTTTCAGACTCTCCGGCACGGGTCGAGCTTTCCTCTGCATTCCACGCTGCTGTGATTGCACGGGTCGCGGCCTCAGTGGCATCAGTCGCTTTTTGTCCGGCTTCAGCCGCCCTGCTGGTTGCCGTCTTTGCACTGTCAGATGCACTCTTCGCACTGGCTGCTGCACTTTCTTTTGACTGTGTGGCCTGAGTGTTTTTTGTCGCCGTGTCTTCATTCAGGCGACGAATAGTAGCAAGGTCATCAGCCACATTATTCTGTATCTGCCGGAAATCTGTCAGCAGCTCTCCGGGTATGCTCACCTCAACAAGACTGCGGCGTAACAGCATATTGAGCGTCACCGTACTTTCGGTCCCCTCAATACGCACACGTCCGTAGACAGCAGTCTTCCCTTTCACCGTCACCGAAACCGCATACTCCCCCGGATCCATCGTCATTCCGTAATATCCACCTTCACGGGTCACTGCCGACGCACTGGTGCCGCTGAGCGCATCCGGTGAAACTGTCAGCGCCGTCAGGGTAATATTTGCTCCTGATATCGCCTCACCATCAGGAGATTTCAGCGTCCCCGAAACAACAACACTCACACTCCACCTCCGTTAAACACTTTTTTACGGGCAGACAATGCACTGTCTGCCCCCTGTTTGATCCCAAGTTGCTCAACAAAACTCTGATAATGCTGCGCAGCCAGCCCCGATTCTGCACCACCGGCAGCATCCTTACTGAAAGCACGAAACAACATCCAGTCCACCAGTGGGTTAACATAAGCCTCTTCCAGTGGAACTGGCGTATCATCGTCCTGCGTCAGAACATACACTGCCTCCGGTATCCGGCTTACCACTGCATCAATACTTATCTCTTTGTCAGGGACAGGAAACAGCCAGAATACGCGCGGGGACAGGTCGTTGCTGATAAAGCATTCCGGTTTTCCCCTCAGCATGTGCCAGTCGGGATACTGTGCATCAAGCACCTCCCGGGATACTGGTTTAATCGCACTGCCATCGCTGAGGCATATCACGTCAAGAAGCTGTATTGCGCCATCAGGTAAAGTCTGGCGTGCGCCAGGGACACAACTGAGCGTTTCCAGGCTTGCGCCTGCATCCGGCCTTGCCAGAATCACCGCCCGCACAGCATCATTGTAATAATCACACAGCTCAGCCAGAGGCCAGCGCACCATCATCGGGTCAACCAGTTGCGTGTTCACTCGTCCGATGATTTCAGTAATCGTCGTCATCAGTAAAACCTTTGTCTGCGGACAGGATTGCGGTATGAGGAGTACGGACTTGTCGCCAGTGTATGACGATATGCCCGACGGATACCCTCAGAAAACTGCACAGAAAAATACTGTGCGCGTAACGGATCTGACCATGAAACACCAGTCTGCATGAACAACCGCTCAAGTGCCCCCGCAGCCACTTCTTCAGGCCATGTGAGGAGTTCATCCGGTATCTGGCTGCGTCCGGCTTTCGGAGCGACGGCATAAAGCACGCTCACCTCACCGGGAGAACAGGCAAATCGCAAGGAGCGTCCGGAGCTGATATCCACATCCCGACCGACAAAAAGCTCATGATTATCGTCAGAGATACGGATGATATGAACGCACTCCTCATCATCTTTGTCATACGGAAGCACGATTTCTTTTCCTGCTACTGGTACAACAGTAACCTCCCGACGGCACACCAGCGACTGACGGCTGAATGCCACGGCAGCCATTGACAGAGCATCCGTCATCATAATGTTCAGTGGACCGCTGATCTGACGACGGACATACGGTAAAAAATCACTCAGTTCCGCCATGCTGTTCAGTCTCCGCAACACGACGGCGAAATGCCTCACGCACCCGGATACGGAATGCCTCAGCCGTTTCTTTCGGATCTTTGTGAATATCCAGCTCTTCTGCCTCACACAGCGTCGCCAGCCGTGCTGAGGTGAGCTTACTTAAATCCACCTCCTGCCCGTTAACAGAAACAACAAAACTGTTCTCCGCTTCTGCCCGCGCAGCAAGCACTCTTTCCTGCGCCTGCTGTGCCTGCCGCAACTGCTCATTCTGTTGTTGCTTTTTCAGAACATCATCAAGCTCTTCATGACGAACCCAGACATCCGGAAACCCCAGCAGTTGCCAGGCCATCGCACTGTCAACATGCACCGGCTCAAGACGTGGGAACAATGTGCGGCTTCCGGTAATGGTGTCCTTTTTCACGGGTTTTGGGCCGATATAGACAACGGCAATTTTCTCACTCATATAATTCCCCGGATAAAAAGCCCGCATGATGCGGGCCGGAAGGTTTTAATCAGTATCCCACCACGGTATAACGCAGCAGAACATTCAGGGTGCCGGTTGCAGCGGCAGTCTTAATGGTGACAGTAACCAGCTCCCCGTCACGCTGTGTGGTGTACGGCTCCACTGGCACATATCTGGCAAATTTTGCAGAAACAGCTTCGCTGTTATCGATGAGAGCATGCTCACCGGACTTAATGCTGACGGTTGCAGTACCCAGACCACCCGTTGAAACCAGCTGGAGTGAGTTGATACGGATGCCCACTGGCAGTGAGAGAAGATGAATAACACTGTCCGCTTCCGCAGCATTCACCGTAAATACGCCTTCTGCCACCGACTCATTACCGTGCGTACCCGTATAGACCCGTTCACTCAGTGACGGGGCAAGGATAGTCTTTGCCATAATTAATGACTCCTGAAAAAGCCGGGCGAAAACCCGGCATGGGGAAAGGAAAAAATCAGAGCTTCACTGCTGTATCAACGGCAATCACGCCGTGATCCTGCATCTTGCCGCTCTTCTCGGGGAAACGGATTTTTTTCAGACCGTTGATCCAGCTGATTGCTATCTCAGTACGGTTATCCATATCCGTTTTCTTCTCAACCATGTTGAAGTGACCGCCCGCCTTCTGACCGTAAGCATTTGCCAGCGCCTGAGCCCCCAGTAACATGGCGCGGTCAATATTGGTTGCAGCAGCGACCTCTTTCGTGGTTGCCGTCAGGTTATTCTCTGATACCAGAACCTTTGACCCCTGATAGAAACGGATCGGCATACCCGCATACTTACGAACCAAGATATTGCGCCACATCGCACATTCACCTTTGAACAGCGGATGATTAAAACCTTTTGCACGGTTCACGGCCCGAACCATCATCTGGTTCCAGTCCTTACCGGACGTCGAGGTGTACCAGTCATTCCACTGACGCGGCGTGACGTACAGGACGTAATATGGATCTTCTCCGTGAAGTTCATCACCGGACAGACGAACCGGCTGTAACGGATGCGCCATTTCGTCAATGAACAGGGAGAGATTGTCCACCAGGCCAATAGAAAAAATATCTGCCGCTTCAATCTGCTCAAAGCTTGTCGCATCACCGCCAAAAAAGTGACGGTCATGTGTCGGAGGCAGTACATCGTTGATCATGATTTTTTTGAATTCAGGGTGCTCCGCTGTCGGCAGAATAGTGTCGTCAGCAACAAAATCACCACGAGCTCCAGCAAGATGCACTATCGCACACTGGTCCTGCAGGTCATTAAAGTACGTCCCCAGAAGCGTTCTGGCAGAGGATGCCAGGTTAAACTTCGTGCGCTGCTGACTCATACGTCCGCCTGCATCCACCAGGTGACGTCCCTGATTGATTTTCAGGGAGAAGTCAGCATGGCTGAGATCCTCACCACGACCTTCAACACGCTCATCTCCCATCGTCGGACGTTTTGAGAGTTTGTGCATGATGCTGAAGGTCACTTCATCACCGGCCTGTTTGTTAAGGTCTGTGATACGGACAACCGGCGCACCTGCGCTGGTCTGCTTCGTGCTTTTCTTGTCCGGCGAAACCGCTTTTGGCGCTTCCTGCTGTTCAGTAAGGATATTAACCATCGAGCGGTTGCGGTTGGCAGCAGTAAAAAGCGCCACCTGATACAGCTTATTCGCCTGGGCTGATGTTACAGTCGTCATTACTTCAGTACTCCTTCAGTAAGTTACCCGAGCTTCTCCAGAAGTGCGTCTATTTCAGCATTCGTCATACCACGCATAATCGCCTCAGCCTCTGAATGAGAAGCACCAAGTAACCGTTCAAAATTATCACCGATTCCGACGGAGGCCGTGGTGCCTAAATCTGACGGGGAAGCAGGTACTGCCTGCTCCTGTTCAGCGGTCTTCACTTTCTCTTCCGCCGTTTTCCGGATATCCGTTTTGTCTGCCTGGTTGTCAGCAGACGACTCACTGACTTCACCGAAAGCAACCTGCGTACGACGGGCCACTTCAGCGAAACGTTCAGTGAGCGTTTTGTCTTTCCATGCGGGGTCATTCTGGAGCTTCCCGTCGATGGATACAGCAACCGAGAAGCGATCCGGATCGGACTCCTGCCACGTTTTCAGCACCGGCACGGCATTCATCGCATCAAGAACCGGTGATAAATCCTCACCACCATTACCTTCTGCCTGCTGTGTTGATTGCTGAACACGGGACTGGAGATAGTTATTTTTACGGATGAGCGAAGCCACCGCGTCACCAATTTCCGGATACATCTCCCTGATACGGGCAATCTGCTCATCAGAAATTTTTTCGTTTTCCGGTAACGGTGTGGGCTTCATACCGGCCTGGTGGATCTGAGACGTCAGTAGTTCCACCCTGCGTTTTTCTTCAGCTATCTGCCCACGAAGAAGTGCGGCTTCCTGTTCGGCCCGTTGCTTACCGGAACGTTCAGCCTCAAGGACTTCATAGGGAATGACGTGTTTACCGTCGCGGGTGAGCACCCCCTTCGCTTCCGGCTCCTTCACGTCCTGCGTCTGCTCCACACTGGCATCCGGCGTCGGTGCCACATTGTTATCGCCCGTCTGAGTCTGTGCTTCCTCATCCGCATGTTTTTCCGTGGTATCTTCCGTCACGACGTCCTGTGCGTGACTGTCAATATCCACATCCCCAAGTCCTTCCAGCATTTTTTCCAGTTGTTCCGGGGTTTCTTCACCCGTAAATTCAAAATCCATAAATAACTCCGCATGGTCTGTTTATCGGACAGATCCGAATGGTTGAGTAAATAAGGCTTATCGCTGCCCCCGCGAATAAGCGCACCGCTCCCGGAACGCTTACCTCCGGAAACAAAAAACCCCGTACGATGACGGGGTTCAGTTGAAGCCAGAGTTTTCAGAGCGACATTTCATTCATCCGCTGTTGTAACGTATACAGCATCTGTTGCTGAAGAACGTCCTGCTCCTGTTCCATATTCTGTACGCCGGTAATGATTTCTGCCGTATGTGCCTGGTTAAGCGCATCCACATAACGCTGCCCCTGTGTCAGGGCGACTTCCCGCTGTGCACTGGCATTATCCCGTTGTGCAGCTGCATGTGCCCTGGCGGCGTCAGCTTCCAGTTTTGCCACTCTGCCAGCCATCTCGCGCATCTGGAGTTCTGCCTGTTGTTGCTGAAGTGCCTGTTGTTGTGCCGCTACTTCCTGTTCTTCCGGCGTCATTTCATCCGGTGATTTTGGCGTCCCCAGCGCAGCACGAATACGCTCAACAAACTCCTGTTTCTGCGGCACATCCAGAAGATTAACCCACAGGTCGAGCACAACAGCCTGCACCTGAGGCGGCAGCCCCTGAATAACCTCTGACATTCTCTGTGCAAGCTGTGCCTTAAACGCCGGTGTCTGCTGAACAGGCGCCAGCGCAATATGTGTATTTAACCTTGAAATATCATTGGTCAGTTCACCATTATCACCTTCAGCATTGAGGACAATGGTCTGGCGACGCTGGCGATCATCGCGATTAATCACCACTGCATGATTACGGCGTTTTTTCAGGTCATCGAGAAGATAAGCCAGCAACAGTCTTCCCACCTGCTGGCAGGCAAACTGGTAGTTATCGTTGATTTCCGCAAGGGTTGTGGCCCCCTGCTCCACCAGGTTACTGATAGCCACGCCTGACGTCGCACCTGAATCCTGCCCGAGAAATGCGGAATACACTCCCATGGTATCCTGGATAAGTTTTTCCGATTCCTGCATGACCTGAAACTGCTGGCTGGCAACCTGAAAATCCTGCTCAACCCGAAAAACATCTGCGACACTTTTCTGATTTTTTCGGGCCGGATTCAGTTTAATAATGCCATCCGGACGTTCGATCTGCTCCATCAGGTCGCTGTCTGACAACTGGGTGGCATCCTCGTCCATAATCACGCGTTTGGCCTGAAGCAGCCAGGTCAGCTTGATACGACGAAAATTCACCTCATCCTGTGCCGGAATGGCGCGGGAAATTAACCCGTATGGCTCCCCGGTTTTATCCTTTCGGTATCCCCAGAAAGGAACCAGCGGAAACATCCCCTGCGGTGCACTACAGGGGCGATCCACAATAAAGTGTGGGCCCACAAACCAGGCTTCACGAATACGACTTACCCGCCCGACTTTCACCTGAACCCGCCCGGATGCCACAGCCACCGCCTGCATCAGATTATTTTTATCAAAAGCCACCACCCGTCCATTACTGAGTTCAATCACCGGAAGACGCTCGAATGTACGGTAATAAACCACCTGAAGCAGCACACGACGGCGTTCACGCTGAAGCCATTCATTCTCCCTGCGATCCCATGACTGATACTCTTCCCATGCACTCATCAACGGACTGGGCTGGCCTTCAGTAATCGTGGTATCGACAAAACCACGCCAGTCATCAATAGCATAATCGATAACCTGAGCCATTCCCGGGAACGTGGCTTTTGCCTCATCGGTATCCATCCAGCGGCGACGCATCAGCCACCGGCAGTCACTCAGGTCGGATTCCCGGCTGAGCCAGTCCCAGAAAACCTCATTTCTGCTGACTGTGGATACCCTGAATTCAGGTCCGAACGGATCGCTGTTGCGCCTGACCTCCACCCAACTGAGCCCCGCCTTGATTTGTTCCGCATAGGCATCGGAGCGGGCCTTATTCATGTTGCCAAGACGGCACGCATCAGCAAACTCCGCATTAATGGCCTCTGCCAGTTTCTCTGTTTCATCGTTCGGATCGTCTGACATCACTATCAGGTCCGTTCTTGTTTTTGCCTCCATTCCCAGTACACCATCTACCGTGGGGGCAATGAGGTTATGGATGGTCATGGGCTGACCGCGATCTTTCAGTACCTGGATAACTTCCGGTGCCAGCTGGTCGCCATCATAATACGCACAGGCCTTGTTTGCTGCATCACGCCAGAGAGGCTGACTGTCAATATCAGAACAGAGAGACAGTAACTGACGCTGAGAAAAACGCGGCGTGGATCCATGATCGTTTTTCATCACTGTGGTGTTAATTTCATTTTTCATCAGTGTGCCATCCAGTGTGTGGTTCTGCGTTTATCCGTTTTCTGTTTTACCCTCACCGGCATTCTGGCGCGCATCTCCTGGGCAATCATGTAGCTCATGAGCTGATCATCAAAGCAGCCTTCCTGTGCATTCATGGAGCCTTTCGCGTCATAAACGTAGGTGTTCATTTCCGATAATGTGCCTGACCAGCGGATACCTGATATTCCATTATTCAGGAGCGTTTTCATTCCTTCGGTCAGAACAGGTTTGCTCTGACGGGTTGTCAGCCAGCCAAGGCGGGGCGTATCGTCGTCATATGCCTGGTCAAGATGCTGTTCGTTGTAGATATAACGTGTCGGATAGAGTTCCCGGAGTTTCAGGATAACTGCATGTCCGTGATTATTACGCTCCGGCCCCACAAACGCGTTGTTATACATACGACAGACCTGCGAAATGAGATGAGCAAAAAGTTCAGCATCGAGATGCCCGAACCAGTGAGCCACCTGCTCGCCATTACTGCGTTTGACAACATCCAGCGATGAGCGGTCTCCGTGCTCCAGCCCTTCGGCAGTATCTGCCCCACAAACATACTCTTCATCCGGATCCGGCAGTTCCCATACCAGCAGATAATTCATCAGCGTCCGCTGCAACTCGTTTTTATTTCCTTCACGCAGAGACTGAGCTTTAGTCTTCGCTCCTGTAACAGGTTCAATGTCATAAACAATCATCGGTGGCGAACAGAATGATTCTGCCTGCAATGTACTTTCGGCACTGAACACACGTCGTCCGGACGTCAGAAACGCCTCCTGTGGCGTTGAGGGAAACTCCTGCTTCATTTCCTTACGCTGTTCAGTTTCCTTACTGATGTACCACTGCTTCTGCTCATCGGTAAGCGTGATGTTCATTGCCTTCTCAACCGCAGAAAAATACGTCATTTTTTCCCGTGACAGCTTCAGCCCGCTTTCAGGCACTCTGGCGCTGTATTTAGGATCCTGCCACCATGCGTAAAAATGGAATTTATAATCCTGTGCCGTCAGCAATAAGCCTGATGCAGTGCTCTCCTGTGCACGGTTACTCATCTCGTAAAAATCACCACCCACGCCTTCAGCCGTGGATTCATCAAAAATAATGCATTCATCAGAGACGGCATTAAGCGTACCGGTTCGCAGCTCTTTCGCCTTAGCCGGATATTTCGCGCAAATTTTGCCGTGCTCTGAGATATGCAGGCGCTGCACCGTACCTGAGCGAAATGAGGTTGCCACCTGAATACTCGAGCCGTGACCAAACAGGATATAGCCACCGCTGGCACCGCTACGACGTTCAACGATGGTGAATGAGGCTCTCAGCCAGTCAGGGAGATGATCAAACGGTACAGCAATTTTTGTGCGGAAAATTTCACTGGCAGCCTGTTTATCCTGAGCGACGATCCCGCATTTGAGATGCGGAATGAATAATGCCTGGTCGAGAAGATAAATATCAATGGCTGTGGAAAATCCCAGCTGGCGCGCTTTCAGGATAATGTTTTTATTATGCATGTTACGAAACAACTGACGTTGCGCCGGTCGCATTCTGAAGGTGACCAGTTCACCTTTTTCGTTCTGTATTTTGTAGAGATGATTGAGGCGCCACCAGGGATTGCTCAGTTTTGTCATAATGAACAGACGTTGTTCGGTCTCAGTCATTTCTGCAGGTTCATCACATCGCGTTTTATTCTTCCGGAATGTCATCCAGTCTCCCCGAATTACTCATTTCATGCAGCGATGACACGATGTCACTGACTGGCGTAATAACACCCCGGCGCTGGCTGGTCAGAATATCGGTTTCCGCTCTGAGTTTATCTCTGGCGGCGTTGATTCTTTCCCGGTCAGCACGAAGTTTTGGTGCTGTCTCAGCCAGGACGTCCAGCGTCAGCAATGAGCGTTCAATTGACTCGATACGGGCAATATTCCGGTCAAGGGCCTGTTCAGCTTTGAGTATTTTGTCGTAAAGAGCAACGCGGGTTTCCACGTCAGTTGCCTCTTCCAGGTCGGCGAACATCCCTTTAAGTGCCTTAGTTACTGAAAGTGCGCGGGCCCGGGTGAACACCAGTTCATCGAACAGCACCATGTCGGACGCATCATCCATGAGGTTATCTGCCTCAAGATACTTCGCATATCCACGGTGTCTTACGGCGTGGGTGTTTCGCTGAGAAAAAGCGTTTGAAGGAGGTAAAAGTCGGGAACCACGAATCCGTTTCGTTTCTGCCGAATTTGCGCAGTTTTTTTCAGAGTTTTTTGCGCATTTTTCATCGTCGGAACACGCGTCATTGCTGGGTTCTTCATCTGAGATGTCATGATCGATTTCATGATCGGTTTTATGATCAATTTCATGATCGATTTTGCCCATTTTTATACGGGTTCTGGCGGTGTTGTAATTAATCTTTTTCTTCCGGCACCAGTCCAGTAATGTTATTCCCGTTTCGGCATGTTCGCGTCGGAATGCCTGCTCCAGCTTTTTCCAGTCCAGCTTTGCCATGTCACTTTCTGACGTCCTCTGTTAAAAACTGACGCATAATGACCGCTGTGATTTTTCAGAATTCACACAGCAGCGCCATACTTGATCGATATTTGTACAATGAGGTTGTTTTATCCGGTTTCTTCCACCACCGCACCGGACAGGCGGCTTCGCGGGAAATCGCTCCCATCTCGTGAAAAATGAGAAAACCCGGTGTGCATCGTTTTTGATTACCCCCGCACACTCACGCAGATAAGGTGGCTGCGGTCTCTGTTTATGCGGGAATACGGCGACGATACGGCGCATCAGCAAAACTTAGTTCAGCACTGAGTGCGGATATAGTCCTGTGCCCCTTCCAGCTGCTTCTGCATCAGCATCAACCGCTCTCTGAGAGTGAAATAATCCCGTTCAACTGTGTCTGCCAGTCGGGGGGCGGTTGCATTATCCACGCCGGAGGTGGTGGGGGCTTCACGCACGGTACCGGAGCAGGTGGCGTTGATCCGCAGGCGCTTACGACCAGCGGCAACATCAGCGCGCAGAGTTTCATTTTCAGCTCTCGCATCGGCTAATTCCCTTGAGTATCTGGCATCAAGCGCAGCAACATCACGCTGGCGCTGCTGCATGTCAGTAATGGTTGCGTTTGCTAGCTCCAGCTCTCTGGCTTTTTTATCGCGCTGCGCTTTGTAGGTGATGGCGTTATCGCGGTAATGATTCAGCCCTAGACTAAGCGCACCACAGGCCACCAGCAGTACAATAATCACCACATACAGAATACGGTTCATATCACCACCAGCGAATTGCCCGGACCAGTACAGCAATTTCATTACTCATCTGTTTAAATAAAGTTCACGATTTCAGCGCAATGACCAGTTTTGCCAGCCCATACAGTATCGGAGACACAGCGATACCAACCGCCACCCACTTAATAGCAAAGCCAGCGCTCTGCTGATGTCATCAGTCACTGTTACCCCAGCATCCCCGACGAAGACAACATCATCCAGGGCAGGAAAAGAAAAATAGCAACCAGCATTAGTGAAAATGAAATGCCGACGATTACACAGAGGATCTTCGCCAGCGTTATGAGTTTGTCTGACATAGCTACCCCTTAATTGCCACAATTAACTGGGATACCCCCCATAAAAAAGGGATGCTCCAGACCAGCAAAAACTTCCAGTTTGGTAATTGACTAATCATGAGTCGCAACTCCCTAATCAGTTTGCTAAAATCAATCAAGGCAGCCACCCATAGCTTACTGCCATAAACACAAAACCCCGCTTGCTGCCAAAAACGGGGTTTTTACTTTTATTCACTTAGGTTTTGCCAGTTCGCAGGATTTCGTGTTATCCGTCCGCGTTGACCAACGTTATTTTTCAGCAAAATATTCTGCTACCTGTCGATACCCCAACATGCCAGCGCACTCTCCTGGTCGCGACGGGATACCTGACCGTAGCAATTATTTGAGCGGATACGGCAGTCTCTGCCACCGTCCTTAATCCACCAGCGAATCGCTTCACACGCTCCCCTGCGATCGCCTGCATTAATTCGTTTATAAAACGTCGACGGGAAACACTTACCGGGGCCAATGTTGTAAGGACAGAATGACGCGATCCCCGCTTTCTGAGGTTCGGTCAGTGGCACTCTGATGTTTTTCGCCACCCATGCCAGCACCTTATCACGTTCAATGGCGTTAACCTGGTCGCATTTTTCCTTCGACAACTTCATGCCAGGGACGACAGGCTTACCATCCACCTGGGTGGCACCACGGCAGATGGTCCAGATACCCGCACCATCACGGTATGCCGTGGTGTGGTTACCTTCTTTTTCGTCAAGAAACTGGTCGAGGATTTCAGGCGCAGAAGCACCTGCAGCAATCAGCGCCAAAACGACCGCTGATAAACCATAGCGGAATTTCCTGCTCATCAGCTTACTCTCCCCGCGCCGCCTTACGCCGGTCCTCTCTGATTTTGAAATACAGGTTCGTCAGATATGTCAGCAGCCCAAACAGCAGACTCCCCAGCACGCCTATTGCCGCCCACTGAGACGGGGAAACCCTGTCCAGCAACTGCAGGAACCAGTAGCCCGTTCCCACCGCTGACGTGGTGTATGACACACCTGTTGTGATTTTTTCCATCTGGTACATACCCCGTCTCCCGCAATCCGGAAGCTCACAACATGAAAAAGGCCAGCAGCTGTTTACTGATGGCCCTGACTCCCCGTTACAGCATCATGACCGATTCGGGTTGAGGTTCAGTCGCATCGGCGACCGGTGATTCAGGCTGAACTTCACCGCTCTCTGCGGTGGTATCTCCCGCTTCAGTCGGTGGCTCTGCCTGTACACCAAGCAGCTCATCCAGAATGGCATCAACTTCTGCATCAAGACGCGCCTCAAGATTCTGGCGAAGTTTCTGTTTCAGTGCGCTCCGGACTTCTTCAGAGCGCAGGACTTCCTTCACTGCCTCTGCAGTGACCAGGGATGTGATTTCTGACATGGGATTTTCTCGCTGAAAGGGGTTGTTAAGGAGTAACGGGCTCTTCGGGTTTGCTTCCGGCTGACTGACTGGCGCTGATTTTCTCAGCGGCCCTTTTATCAATCTGCCTGCACCAGAAATCGCGCACAGCCCTGTACCCACCCGAAAGAAGATACAGCACACAGACCGCCGTACAGAAGTACAGCATCACCTGATGAATAAATATCATAATTTCTTACCGTTATGGTTGACAATGAGAACTGTTTTCATTTAAAAAACCAATGTACGAAAGCATCTTTTCTTTACATTCTCCATTGGGATTACCTCCGCCAGCTTCCATTCCTGCCGCTGGCGGCTTTTTTTAGCAATTATGCGGCTGCTCCAGCTTTGTTTGCTTTAACTTCCACCGTATCAATAAGTACAGGGTAGGTTTCTGCACTACCTGTAATATCCGTAATGACAAACCTGTTGAGTCCATTAGCAGTATTGGCCCATTTCACCAGGTCAAACGCCTGTCCATCCACACCATCAAGCACCGGAGTAACATTAATGCTGTTACTGCCCTTAAATTTAAATGCAAGCGTATGCCAGTCATGGTCGAATGCGCCAAACGTGCCAAGTTCTTTTTGTTGATTAACTGTATGATGGTATGCAACATCAATACTGGCTTTATCTGTCTGGACAAAGAAAGAACTCAGATAGCCTTCACCACCCTCACCCGGCCATTCCGCTATTCGCCAGTACAAACCAAAGGCATACTTGTTTCTGGTTGTCTCAAGATTGACGTTTTCGGGGATTTTAAACCGGACAGCAATTTCCCCGCCTTTTTCCAGTAAAAGTTTTGCCTTGTCTGCAGCAATATCACAGTACATTGACCAGGATTTCGCGCTGTTATTTTTCTCAATTCGCAGAGCTTTATTGCCGCTGTCATCAACCAGTGTGCGTCTGCCATCCATACCGTCCCAGCCATAAGGTTTCAGCTGATTGTCTGAAGCTTTTTTGGCATCGTAAAAAATTACAGACTCTGAGGTGGTAACCGGTCTGTCTGGAACAACCACCCCGGCAGTACCATTAACAAACGCAGAAGACTTACCCGCGCAGCTCAGAATCGCCGTTGCCAGACGGTCGGAAATAATCCCACGGCGAGCCCATGAACTGAAATGACTGGCCCTGTCCTGAGATGTCCAGGTGCTTCTGTCCGTTCGCCATTTTGAACCGTAATACCCGATATCCGGAATATCCGGGTCTTCTTCCGGTTTGTTCGTCGGCACATTCACCCCGTTCTCATCGGTCATGAACGGCACGAAATGGATATTCTTTTCCGTTTTATTTTTGTAACTACCATACACCGTCTGGTACGCCGTTTCGTTCTTCTGCTTCCAGAAATATGTTGTGTCTCCACAAATCCAGGGAACACTGTCAGCTGAGCCACCCACACACTGCCCCGCCATATCTGCAAGGTCCGCACGGTATTGATCCACCACTTCTGTAAAACGGGCTGCATGATTCGCTGGCGTTCCGTTAAAATCAAATTCCCCCTGCATCCATACCACGGCAAGCAGCACATTTTTCGGATTCTTCGCCAGCGCGGCTTTTGTACGACCAATGAGGTCCTTATACAGCGGCCTGCCCACCCCCCAGCGGGTGGAACTCTCTGAGGCGCCAGTAGTGTCACTGTATGTGCCATCGGTTCCGGTGGTGAAAGCTGAACCACCACGGCAGCACGGAACAAGAAGAATGCCCGCATTCGCCGGTATAAATGGCAGAAGCTTTTTGGCGATATGCAGCCCCTGTCCCACACAGCCGTACTGACCTTTCGATAAATCCGCTTTGGGATGATTAAGCCCTGTCATATCCTCCACATCATGGAGACAGTGATCTGCCGGGATAATATCGTTATAGATACATGCAGCACCTCCCGGTGTCACCGTACTGCGACGCGCTAACTGTTTAATACGTGGATCAGGGCTGTCGAATGTATCCGGTAATGGCAGTCCCTCACCGTATGACATACCATTGGACTGACCAGCAAGCGCGATCACATAGTAATATTCTGGCGCAACAGAAGGCGCTGAGGTCGTCGGACGGTTGCCTGGCTCCTCTGGTGATGAGATGCTCCCCTCACTCACAACTGGCTGGATGAACTCCGCACCATAACCAGCTGTCGAAATCAGCGCACTACCATAAGGCTGCCACCCTTCCTTCAGTTTTTGAGTTATTCGTTCCGCAAGGTCTGACGGCGACGCCGCCCTGACCACGTCATAGTGTTTAAATGCCATGAATCCTCCCGGCCGGGATAATGTACTGAATAAGATAAGGAGTGAGCGGAAGTCCCGAAACACAAGGGAAAAAGACAACCACCCGCAAAAAAGAAATACACTCCTCACAGTTGCGCAGGGTGATTACTGTAAGGTATTATTCGCAGCGTTAATTAATTGTTCATATTGCTTTTCTTCTTGCCAACCGCTCTTCCCGGGGCGGCTTTTTTTTGCATGTAAAAAGGCCCCTGCTATGAGGGGCCCTGATATATGCCTAATCTCTGTATACTGCATGGTGCCGGGTGCCTCCCGGTGAGTTCGGCCTGGTGCCACCAAACCCGCGTATTCTCGCTTACGATCATCAAAGAGATCATACCATTCACCAGTCGCCCCTCCGCACAGGGGGATTCACCATGCAGGATTTTTTTAACAAATTCGCAGCCAAGCAGACAACCGTCAACTACCTGAATTGTGAGTGATTTAACATTTCACTGCCCAGTGTCTTCCCCTCATTAAAAAGCCCCTCCGGAGAGGGGCTGGAGAGTAGCGCTATGTACCGTTCATTGCATGGTGCCGGGTGCCTCCCGGTGAGTTCAGTATCAGCACCTGAACCCGCACAGAAAGGATAGAGGTAAAACAGAAACACCTGTGACGCTGATATGCCCCGCCGCTCAGGGGGATTCACCATGCAGAAATTTGTAGCACATCTATTATCAGACAGGCAACAATCAACTGACTGAATTGAGATGTATTTAACATTGATAAATCTCCGCCTGTTCTCTTCACCGGGCTATTCTGAGTCAACGGAAAATAACCTCGCTGAATCCCCCTCCATTATGACAGGCATTAGTTTTAATGGTTACCGTCATCCCAGTAATTTGTGCACTGAGAAGAAGAGACTGAAGATTCCATCTGTTAGTAAATAATTCTTTATCTCCCACTTTAACTGTAAAGGTATCGTCATCATTATATTTTGTATACTCCACCTTCCCAGTTACACAATCTGGCGCAGCCAGCACACTTGCTGAAAAAAATGAAAGTGATGCAGCTATTAATAATATTTTTTTCATTTTACCCCCCTCAACTGCTAATAGCCCTGCGTATCAAAATTGCCCCCAGAGTGGATGAGTCCCACAATATTTTATTGTGCGTAATCCCACGCACTCTTCCATCTACCGGGCACATAGAAGGAAACTCATTAGGTACAATTCTGGCAACTCGCGATGCATGATGATGACAATTCAGTATTAATGCCACGCTACCCAGAATTGCATTAACACTTCCAAAAGAAATTCTTCCAACACGAACAGAGTCTTGTCCATGATAGTCAGGCAGGACACTACTCAACCTTCCCCAGTTCAACGTAAGATCAACATCTTCAGCAGTCATTACATAAGAACGCCCACTGAGATCATCAAGTGTTGTACGAAATCCCCTCTGAATTTGCCGAAAACGTAAAGCTTCAGCTGTCACAGTAACAAACCGTAACATCGCTCTTGCCACAGACTGCGTCAGTGAGGTTCCGCTATGCGACATTAAATCCAGATAAGAAGTAGTCAACGAATGGCGATTTATCTGCATCCCCGTACGACTGATCCCCGCAACACGCTGTAACGTGGTATAGCTACTGTCACCAGACAATGTAACCGCAGTTGTACCAGGAAAGGTAACATGTGAAAAATCAGCAAAGCGATAAAAAACATTATTTGTCCTGTTAACAAATCCTGTCACATATAAATTATTTCGTTCAACAATAAGCCGTAGATTATTAAACCGCCCTTCCTCTGGATCTATCCCTCTGACATCAACTGCAAACAAATTATCCCCTGTGCCACTATCAATCATCAGTAAAGACGTACCTCCTGATGAAATAGTCTGTAATGGAGTACCTATTGCAGAGCGAATGACATTCAGCGAATCTACATACGTCTTTGCTGTCGAGAAATCTAAGGTAAATTCCTTCGCAACCACATTAACAGAAAAGATAACAAAGAAAAAAGTTAGCACTCTAAAAATTATTATTTTCATATTACACAATACTCCTTGAGCGCCATACGATAACTATATTCTTGACATCCTCCACGCCCTGAAGGACGGCGTTTTACGGCGCACCGGATAAACGTAACAATAACGTAATGAAAATGATAATCATATTCAAAGAGAGCTGCAACCTTAACATATCTGGTCAGATCTCATGCGACTACTTGACGTACGTAGACAACAACATTTATTGATACACAGGATGTTACGGACATAAAAAAAGCCAGCCACTGGGGGAGGCTGGCAAACTCGTAGAGCAAAATGCTGTTACGCAAACTTCGTTACAGGGTCATCCTGCAATACTTAAAATATACAATATTTAGAAAACTAATAGTGCTATATGCGATTTTTAAGATTTTGTTATTAATTACGGTCGCACCTTCCTTTCTGTGTACTTTCCGTATAGCTCACAGGATTCTGGGTACAAAAAAACCCGCGCATCGGCGGGTTAAGCAGCGTAGCAATGTAACCACTCTTATCATGATATGCAGATTTTTACGATCGTAAACTATTTTTTCGCTGATAAAATACAGAGGTTCTCCCTCCCGGCAATTCACGCTCAACATACCGATCCATCTCAAGCCTCACTCCCAGCATCATCAGCATGCCTTCAACAATCCCCTCCGCTTTGTGAAGGCGTTTACCTATACAGGTGTCAGAGCACCCATGTTTCCGTGCCAGCGCCATGAACGTCTCCCCCAACACGTAATAATCAACCAGCAAGTCATGCAGATCACTGTTGTTCCTGTTAAGGCGAGCCATACACCCGCATATAATCATCGCGTCATCGTCACAACACTGTGGACGTGATTTTACTTTTTCGGGGATCAGTCCCTTAAATCCGGCAGCAATGGGCGACCATGTAACATCCTCATAGTTATTTGCCGCCCATGCACCCCAGCGCTCAAGAACCTGCCGGATATCACGCATCAGTATCTTTACCCCATCCGCGATGAACCATAAGGACGCCATTGACGACGGCGTGCTTTTTCGCATCTTTATCATCAATGTATTTTCTGACTGTGGCACGATTGCAGTTCAGTATTCTGGCGACTTCTGTCTGATTTCCCCTGGTGCAGATCAGTAATTCAGGTATCGTTTGAATTTTAGCATTCATCAAATGTTCTCCAGTTCGGTGATTTTTATCCCCACTCTACCGCCAGGCACTTTCACGCCGCGAATTACGCGAATGTCATCGAATTGCTCGTCGTCTTCCGCAAATCCGGCGTAGATAAGAGAGTCGAGTAAACCTTTCAGGATGTTATCGAGGTCGCGACGACGGGAATCTGGTGGTTCAGCAATAATTGTGATGCGAAGTCGTGATTTAGTGAAAATGTCTAATCTGAGTTGCCGGATGATTTGCTGTACGTCTTTTCGGTATTTCTGGCCTTTATCGCTGATGTAGTACTGGCTTCCCCGTCTTCGCCAGTAGGTATTCACCGTCGGCGGCCAGGGAAGCACAAACTCATATTCATTCATGACTTAATTTTCCCCTCCTTCAGCAGTATCGCCTGCGTCCTGATCACGCCTTCCAGGTGGTAAAGTCTGGCGTCGTTGTTGTCGAGAATGCGAGTACGGCGATCGATTTCATTATGGCAGTCACTACAGGCCCATGCAGCCAACAGGTCATCTGGCTTCATTCCCCTTCCGCAAATTCCAGCCATTCGGTAATGCGCCAAAACTGTAGTTTCAGGATTGCCATTGCATACGCCGTAAATCCGTACCTGACATTCTCTGCCACGCGCTTCTTTGCGTAGGTTTGCCATCATCTTATTCCTCGTACATTGAACTATCCGGAGTGACTATTAAATCTTGCACGACGTCTGAGCCACCGGACATCCCACAGGTGAGACGTATAATTGAAGGTTTTTACATCAGATTCGTTGGGGATTGGCCTGGGTTTATTTCGGGAGCGTTTCGTTGGAAGGTAATTGCAGTTTTCACAGACTATATCGGTAATGCTTCGTCGCTGTCGTCTCATTCATACCTCCTGTCGGTAAATCTGACACCCTGCTCCACAGCCCAGGAAGTTGTGTACTCAATCAGGCTTGCCATACGCTTCACGCTCATCTGCGCACTGCTTTCGCGGATATTGACGTATTCACCTTCAAGACCTGGCAAAACATCAGCTTCCTGTTTTGTCGCCACGGCATGACCGCTGATTAACAAAACTTTCCACTGTTCTGGTTTTAGCCATCTGCCGCACCACTGAACCTGTCGGGAGATATCAGCGACCATCGCGTGAAATTTGGCATTTTGATCGAGATTCCGCTTGTAATCGGTGATGCGGATCGTAACGGGTTTGTCTTTATCGAGAGTTGTTGCAAGGATGGCGTTAATGGCGAATTGTTGCTGCTGCTTACTTCGGAGGAAGATAGTCTGGTTCATTATTCCCTCTCATTGGATTTTCCCAACAAAAAAGGAGCCGAAGCTCCTTTAGTTTCAGAATTCAAATTGTCTTGCCCGTAGTTGCGCCAGCATGCTTCTGGCCCTATGCACCATATAGTTGGCGGGATCAAGTTTTGCTGCTTCGCGGAGCAATGTGTCGCGAGTCCGGTTGGTTATATGACGAGTCTCGTAGGCCAGATCAAACAGTTTCCCGTAGTAATCAGAGTTCAGTTCTCTCATGACGGGGTATAGCTGCTTACTGAGTTGTTGTGCTTTTTCCATCCAGAGTTGAACGTAGCAGAGTAGGATGATGTCTTCTGCTGTGAATTGCGGCTGAATATGAGGTTGTAGCGGTATAGCGCTTTTTTCAGCTTCACGGTCCAGAATATCCAATACCCAGCGACGGAACTCTTTGGCTACTGGAGTTGTTGCGAACATCGCTACCAGGTGGGCACCGCGTAGAGAGAAAATACGCACATCTTTCTCTCGTAAGCTATTGTTGATCCCGTTGAACCTCATTTTGAGGTTGATTGACATACAAGGAGTAAACTCATCCGAATTGCGGTTGTATATCTGGGTGATTTTATCGCCGCGCGAATACTCCAGTGCTGAAGCCAAAGTCGCGGCAGTGAACCACTGTTTGCCGTCGTGTTCGATCGTTTCAAGAACGTGGGATTTGAATACGAGTTGAGTGCTCATAGTTTTATGTCCTTGTATTTTTTGTTCAGAATCCCTGTGTTCAGCAGGGCGGTCGGGTACTTGAACACCGCATACAAGAACGGCCCGTATCCTTAGCCTTGCGGCTGTTTTTCGGTATACGCGCTACCCGACCATATCTGAAAAATGGACATAAAAAATCCGCATGACTGACGGGTGCGGCTTCCGCTTGTATAGGTGTGTTCAGCACCTTGGTGCGGAATATATCCCCGTTAATGCGGATTTGTCAAATCTGGCCTTAAAACTCGAATTGTCTTGCCCGCAGGCTTTTCAGCATTGGCATGGCCCGCTGGATAACGGAACTTGACATGTCGAGACGTGTTACCTCCCTCAGTAGCGCGTCTCTGTTCTTCGTCACCATGTAGATGGTCTCAAACGCAATGTCATACAGCTTGTTCGTGTATGAGGAGTTCAGCTCTTTCATTATAGGGTACAGGTGTTTGCTGATGTCCTGGGCTTTTTCCATCCAGAGCTGCATGTAGCAAAGGAGGATGATTTCCTCGGCTGTGAATTGTGGCTGAATCTGCGGCTGCTGTTCGGTTTGTGTTGTTTTTCCCTGGCTGAAATAGCAGTCTTCCAGTTTTTCGAACACTTCCCATGCCTGATCAGTTTCGAGCATTTTTGCGTGACGGGCTGCCCCGCGTTCTGTCCAGAGGATGAGGTGCTTTGTACGCGGTGCAACTAAGTTACTTTGAGTAACCTTGTTCTTAAATTCCCGCAATCCAGCCCCTTCCAATTTGAAGTAGTGTTTCCCACAAACAAAACGCTCGGCATTGCGTGTATAGTTCACTTTGATGTTATTAGTTTCGGTGCCATAAAGTTGTGCCAAAAGCTCGGTGGTAATAACAGGAATCTGGTTATGGGTAATCGGGGAGATGGTTTCAACAGAGATTTGAGTTGTCATAATGACGCCCTCTAGTGGTTTCTAAACTATCACCACCGTAAGGTTCCAATCATCGGGTGGTGAGACGCACAGGGTTGGAACTACCGGGAAACCGACCGGCGAGCTTTTCAGCTCCCCCATGCGCCCCACCATAATTCAGATGTGCGCGTGCATACGACAATAAAAAACACGCTCGCGGCGTGTGTTTGTCGCGGTCTCTATCCGGGGTTCCAATCCCGACGGCCAACTCGACCGTGCGAAGAATATAATCCCGGATAAGTGTTGTCGTCAACTCAGCATTGATGTTGTATTAATTGACAACGCTATGCACTGTTGTTATCCTTAACAACATAAATACACGGAGTTTTTATGCCATCCAGACTGTATAAAGAGTTCATTCGCCATCTTGGGGAATCCGAATACATAAGGATTAAAATCTGGGAGGTGGCTCCAGCCGTTCTTGGTAGCCGCCATAACTTCAAATACAGCATGGCTTACGTTGTTGATGGTGTTTGCGTCATGCGCTACGACAACGAAAGAGGTAAAGGCGACCACAAACACATTGGTGCTCAGGAAATCAGTACCCACTTTGTTTCCATCGAGCAACTCATTGCTGACTTCCTCCATGATGTAGAATCCATTCGCAGAGGTGCCTGATATGAAAACAGTTACAATACGTATTGAATCAATGGATGCTTTCACGGCAGATGTGTTGTCTGCCTTTAAAGCGGTTGCCGAAGGAATGACGTCAAAGAACGAAAGCATCGTTTCATTCCCAGACTGGCAAATGATGCATAAAGTGCTTACCCCTAAGCGCATGGACATACTCATGGCGATGACTGGTGCCGGAGAACTGTCAATCCGTGAGATTGCCGCTCTGGTCGGGCGTGACGTAAAAGCCGTACACACGGATGTAACCGCACTGATTAGCAACGGCCTCCTGGAAAAAGGAGAAAATGGAACATCTTTTCCGTATGACGACATCCACTTTGATTTTACGCTGGGTAAAGCTGCGTAAAATTCACCGCGCCGTCATTCTGGCGGCGCTTTACCCCAGAGAAATATCAATCACCGGATTGCCACATCCCACTCCGGCTCCTGCCATCTCAAATCCGGTGAATCATTTCTCGCCGGAATAACCATTACGTCCTTTTCCCTCCGCTCCCTTTCTATCGCCATCACAGCCAATGCTGCAACCATGATGTATTTTTGCTCGTCGGTTCCCGTTTCATAACGGTGCATGAGGGTAAACTCGGGGCGATCAGTAACCTCAATGATTTCGTTAATTTCTTTAATTTCGAGAGGAATATTGATTTTGTTGTTCACGTCATAACCTCAATATTAAAAATTCGTTAACATTAAATTTTGAATACCGGATGTTTACCCGTGTCCGGCGCACGACCTCACGTTGCAGCGTGAAGGTCTCCATTTTTCAAAACAGAGCAACAATGGAGGATAAATGGACAAAAAACTCAATCAGGCTCGCTGGAATTTTCATTACGAAACAGCCCGCTCAAATTACTTTCTTGAATGCTTCGGGGACTCTCTGGCTATTAAAGAGGGGTATCCAAGGACTATTTATGGCTTTGACGCAATATATCTTTATCTTGCCGGAAAATACGGATGGACTATTGCTCAGTGTCGTTCAATGTCGACTGAGGACATTCGCCTTGCTCTCGCAACAGAGCTAGAAGCATGGACACCCCCTCAAGATGTGATGATTGATGAGTGTCTCTCCCGGAATGATTGATGTTGTTAAACTCAAATATCTTGCTCCTGGCAATAGCCTCAACGGTATTCCAGAATACCGATGGTTCTGTTTTCTGCTCTGTTTTATCAGCAGCAGAAAGTAACGTTTCTGCGCCTTTCTCAAATTGTTGTTGATACTCATCAAGCCAGGTCAGATCAGGAGTAATTCGTACCAGTTCGAGTGAATATTCCATGGCATCCGTCATGTATTCTTTCGGGATGCCATTTTCTTCAAGAATTTCCTCAACCTTCTGGCGAATAACCGGAACCAGGAAAAGCAGTTTTGTTTCACGATAGCCAAGTAGTTTTTCCAGATCGCGAACAGCCTCTTCTGTCTGGCGCTTGCCCATCATGGATTGATGCTCTTTATTCAAATGCATGTTTAGCTCCTGTTAAGCCAATACACGGCTATGCAGACTGTTATTTGCCTGTGCGCAACGTCTATAGAATGCCAGCACACGCTGCATTGCTTCACTGTTACGGCACTCGCGACAAATTGTGTTGTAGCGTCTGTCGTAGCGCCGTATTTCCCCATCGGGTAATGCCCGGATAAGACCGGGATCAACGACAACCGGTTTCTTTGCCTTTGCTCTCGAGAGTTTTTTGCGGGCATTTTGCCAGTCCTTACGCGCCTGCTCAGACGGGAATAATCCGTAACCTGAATTGTAAACATCACCACTTGCGACCAGTTCTCTGGCGAGAGTGTTTATGTAATACCTTGATGCACCAGTTTTAGCTTCCAGAGCCCGTAACGTCTCACGTCCACTCTGGCGCACAAATTCAACGATCTGCTCCTTAATTTTTTCCCGCTCTTCGGGTGTAAATACTTTTGCCATAAGCTCTCCAGTTATCACTTTTCCGATGCAATACTGCTGGATGAATCGGTAATCTGCATGACAATTTCCCGGTGTTTATTCAGCTCACGTAGTGCAGCACAGACACGCTCCCACTTCTGGACCTGTTTTTTGGCGCGACGAAGTTCACGACTGGCGGCCCGTAGAGGTGGAAGGGGCACTGCACCAGCATATTTTTCGGTGAACGACGGAACATCCTGGATAAACTCATCTGTACAGGCCTTTGCCGTGCCCTCTGACATCAACGGAGAACGATTCAGTTCGCCGCCTGACGCGCTGTTTTCTGCTTCGTGGTGTGATTTCTCATCCTGCGATGATGACGCGCTCAAATCGCCGTTTTCAACGCCAGGCACTTTATAACGGAATTTTCCCTTGATAGACACGCGCACCAGGCGCCCCGTTGCTGTTACTACCGCCAACGTGGAAGCAACCTTACGAGTGGTAACGCCGAACTTACCCGCTATTTCTTCACAGGTTTTAGCCCCCTCCTGAGCGATAAACTCAATCATCATGTCAGCGCTAACTTTTGGAGCGACCTCTTCGGTTACCACATCCGGCGCTTCAGGTTGTAGTGCCTGCCCTTCGGTTACCCCGGATTCACCTTCGACAGCCAGAAACCAGGTGTGACCCGTTTTATCAACAACGCCATTTTTTTTGAGTTCCCACAGTTCGTTGAGAACTTCTTCACGGCTGATATCAAGCCGCGCCGCCAGTTCAACAGAATTGGCTTTTCCCATCGCTTTCAGTGCATGCAATACGGTTTCCATCGAAAATTTACCTCGTCAAAAATTCTCACATACCCTGACGCCCAACGTTTGATCGCCAGCTCTCCCAGTTAAAATTCACCCAACGACCACCGTTCATGGTCATACGGTCCATCACCCGCTCGCCGAGGAGTGTGCTCATAGCTGCGTGATTCAGGTTCGTCAGCATCCCGACACTGCGCAGTGATGCCGTTCTGCGGTCGACGATCTGGTTCAGTATGACCTGCTCGTTGCGCGTATCCCGCTGCATGCCAATTTCATCAAGGACCAGAAGGTCTACCCCGCAAAGTTCCTGTAAAAATTTCTCACCAGACTTGCCGTTGTCGTAGCCGTCATGCAACACACTCATGACATCGGACACGGTGACGATAATCACGCTTCTCCCCTTCGCCATCAGCCAGTTGCCAATCGCTGCTGCAAGGTGATTTTTCCCGGTGCCAGGTTTACCGCTGAACACGAAATTCGTGCAGCCGGTATGCAGTTCTGCCGCGATGGATTTTGCCAGACTCAGAGCATGGCGCTGACCGTCGTTCTGCACCCGGTAGTTCCCGAATGAGCACTTCCTGTGAAGCGGCTGGATGCCCGAACGATTCAGGATTTTTTCAACCCGCGTCTGGTGATTCTGGCGGTTAACTTCCTCGCTGCGCTTCCGGCCCTCAGCCAGTTGCCATTCCCGCCATTCGTCGGTCGTCCGGAACGGTGCTGCCACGTGCGGTGGTGCCAGACGGCGCACCCGTTCAAGAATCCCTCCTGTCGAAATGTTTTTCATGGCTGATTACCCCCTGAAACCCGGCGGAATTTCGGTGTCCGGTTCAGAAATGTGATTCACGCAACGCAGGCTGACTGCGCCAGCCTTCGGCAGCGACCACGGATTTTCGAAATTCCTGTTCGGGCCAAAAAACGTCGATGCCTGCTGAACAAATTCAGTTCCCGCTTTCCCGGTAGCCTCCAGGTATCTTGCGTAACGCCTCACGCCATCCAGCACGACATCCGGTGACACCCCTTCGCGTAATCTGGCCCTCCAGGCATTGAACGCGGATTTCTTCGGGTTTGACCCTGCCCGATGCGGATATTCACGCCAGACCCGTTCGAACACGTCAGGATAATCAACTCGTCCCGCAGACGGTCCCGGCATCGCCCGGGTTAACCCAATCGGCTTCCCGCTCATCGCGGAATCGGCTTCAGGCTGCTGCGGTTGGTGTTGTTGCTCCGGTTCGACGAGCAGCACCTGCTGCACACAACGCCCGGAATCTGCTTCCGGTGTCATGCCAGCTGGTCCTGGACGTTCAGTCAGAACGGGACAAGAATCCACCAGTGGATCCGTGGCGATTTTTTCGCCATGGACCAGAAGGGTTTTATCTCTTTCCTGTTCCTGTTCCTGTTCTTGGCTTGAAAGGGGCTCTGAAGGGGCTTCAATTTTCCGACATGATTCACGTCTGACATCCAGGTGGAAATCATCCTTATATCTATCATAAAATGATGATAAAAAAGGATTTTCCAGCAACGCGGAATATTCATTTCTTACCCCAGCACAACGGTTATCGCCAGGTTTCAGCGATTCACCAACCTGCCATGCTGCCATTTCATGCACCCATACAACCTCAGAATCATGGTCATAGCTGCAAAAACCAGCCTCGCAAGCCATTTGAAGCCCCTTAGAAGCCCCTTCAGGATCAAGTCCGGTTTCGTGAGCAATGTACAAAACAGGCAGGTAATAAAGGCCCAGCATATTGGAATGAGGCGAGGTCATCATATACAACGCCACTACCATACATTCCGGACCAGACTTCCTTAGTTTTCGCCCTGTATCGCCTAACCAGAACTGAGGTGAAATTGTTGCGTAATTACGCATAGTCCCCTCGCATACAAGATTTACTCCATACCGCAGACGGTCCCGGTATCTCCCGGGTTAACCCAATCGGCTTCAGGCTGCTGCGGTTGGTGTGACTGCACATTGGTGTGACTGCACATCTTCACAGACGGTCCCGGTATCTCCGGGTTAACCCAATCGGCTTCAGGCTGCTGCGGTTGGTGTTGTTGCTGGCGAAATTCTTCCAGATGTGGCAGAATTATTCCCGTGTATTGCTCCATGCCCTGCCTGAATATCAGATATTCATCAGGATTTGCTCAGAACGTCCGGCCCCAACCGGACGTTTTTTATTTGCATGAACGCGAATGGCATGCTGGAAAGCCCGGCTGATCGGACTGATATCAGATGCCATCTGGAACGCACATAAAATCGCCGCGATGTATCGCCAGTCGGTACGACTGACCTTCGATTCATGGCAGCCAATCATCTTCGCCAGTCCCCTTTGCGTCAGAACTGACAGGTTGATAAGTAAATCCGTTTCAGCGCGATCGATATCGCGCTGCGACAGTTTGCTGTAACTTGTTTGTGACATTTGTTAATTTTCCTATATTGATATGGGGTTAAGCGGCAATCCCAATGGGTTTGCCACTGATGTTTGCTCACCCTGTTAGAGGTGAACGACCAGCAATGTTAAAGAGCGGTGTTACTTATTCAGCCTGGTTCGGATGAGGAAACAGGTGCGGTAAGTCCGGGCGAATTTCGTAAGCCTTAACCTGACCATTGGTGGCATTAACGATAGCGAAAACTTTTTCAGGAGAAACTTTTCCGCCTCGCAACCATTTATGAACAGCGGGCTGTGATACGCCGCAATCAGCTGCAAGTCGTTTTTGACTGCCAACAATATTCAAGGCTCGCTGAATCACTAAATTCATGAGCATACCTCTACAGCAAATAAAGCATAACCAAAAATAACATGGGTTATACAACAGAGCAATAACAATTGTTGTTTTACTTTTGATAACCGTGGTTATAGATTACAGGTATGAAAACATTCGCAGAAAGACTAAATGCCGCCATGAGTTCAGCCGGGTTGTCACAAGCACAACTTGCAGACATGGTGGGGGTATCACAACCAGCCATACAAAAGATGTCATCTGGTAAAACAACCGGATCACGTAAAATGGTCGAATTAGCCAACGCGTTAAGAGTTCGCCCTGAGTGGCTAAGCTCTGGTATAGGGTCAATGAGACCACAGAGCGCAGAAGAGCCATCTAATGCTCGGGAATCATCTTTAAAAGCTATCGCTTGGGATGATCATCAAAATGATAATGACGAATTTGTTGCGCTCCCCCTTCTAAATATTTCACTTTCAGCTGGCGGAGGAAGTTGTGCATTGGAGGAGTCCGCAGAATTCTCTCTAGTTTTTAGGCGCTATTACCTGAAAAAAATGGGAGTTCCAGAAAAAGCGGCAAAGTTGGTCAGGGTTGTTGGGCAAAGTATGGAGCCAACACTCCATGATGGTGATGTGGTGGGGGTAAACACGCAAGATACGAGCATCAGGGATGGTAAAACATATGCAATTTGCCAAGCTGATTTGTTAAGGGTAAAAACGCTAATAGCCACACCAACATCGGTAATTATCAGATCGATAAACCGCGAAGAGTATCCTGATGAAGTAATGAACAGAGAAGAATTCTACAAAAACGTAAAAATCATAGGACGAGTGTTCTGGTCATCACATAGCTGGTAATCAGACTCCAACTGAACTTTTGCTATAAGAACACTCACGAAGAACGGCCTTTTATTGTGCTCAATACCACCGATGGTAAACCATTCGCCAAGTAGCCAATTCATAAAATGCCATTTCTAAATCCCCCGGCTCCAGTGCCGGGTTTTATTTACTTAATTACACAGTCGCATATCCTGAAGTAACACATCTATAGCTAACTTCACAGCGAGATCATCCAATTCATCATGGTGAAGCACTCGGATCATTCCCGCAATAGCATCTGCTGAAATAGCTTCCCCAGTAGCAATAACCTCAAGCAACGACACCCCTAGAATTTCGACTACCCGCTGGTGCAACACACCAAATTCCCCTTCGATTAACATGCAATCACCCATAACAATCAGCCTTTCCCCCTTGAAAATATCACGCGGATACCACAAAAAATAAAATATTTTTGTTATCAACCATTTATAACGCTTTCCATAAAATGATAAATATAGTTATTGCACAATCATATAACTTAGGTTATCTTCAATTCAACAGCAGGACGCTGGAAGCCAAACGGAACAGATTGGCAGGCTCTTTAACATTGATGGACTCTCAACCTAACCGTTGAGACCAAAATCTAAGTGGTTTTGGGGATGACGCGAATTTCAGTTGCAAGGCCGCGATCGAGAAGAAAAACACCTCGACGCGTCATACACCAAAGCCACTTAAAGGAGACCATCATGGTAACCATAATCTGGAAAGAATCCAAAGGTACGGCAAAAAGCCGCTATAAAGCTCGCAGGGAAGAACTTATTGCAGAGCGGCGCAGTAGTGAAAGACTGACGCGGAAGATTGCGCTAAAGATCTCTGGTTGCGTCAGAGCAGACAAAGCAGCATCACTCGGCAGCCTTCGCAACAAGAAGGCAGAAGAAGTCGAGCGCAAAAACAGAAGTACTTATTACAAGGATTCAAACCCATTAGGAAACAAAATACATGCAGTTCAAAAAATAAAATTGTACAGTAAACCACCGTATGGACTTATTGAGTATGCTTATGGTGAAAAAGACTATTTATGTTAATCCTAATCGCGGACAAAACAGAAAAGTATCTGATAGAAGCCTTACATCTCGAGACAGAAGGAGGATAGCGAGATGGGAAAAGAGAATAGCATATGCATTAGAAAACGGTATAACACCTGGATTTAATGCTATAGATGACGGTCCGGAATATAAGATTAATGAAGACCCAATGGACAAAGTTGACAAAGCATTAGCAACACCATTTCCTCGAGATGTTGAAAAAATTAAAGATGAAAAATATGAGGATATAATGCACAGAGTTGTTAACCACGCTCACCAACGAAATCCAAATAAAAAATGGTCATAACCCACTTCGGTAGATTTTATTGTTTGGACTAACAAAATTTACTACCGCAAGCCACGCAGTGAAACGGGTGTGACTTGTGTTGGTCGCCAGAAAATAAAATTAGGCAGCAAACCACTTATTTGAAGTGAGATATGGAAGAAGAATTTGAAGAGTTCGAAGAGCATCCACAGGATGTGATGGAACAATACCAGGACTATCCGGATGACTACGACTATTGATACAAATCAATGGTGTGGGCAATACGAACTACGGCCATGATTGCCAGAGAACTTAGCAAACAGAAAAACAAGGCTGCCTGATGGTGGCCTTTATTTTTGGCATAAACAAATCAGTAAAAAAAAGCGAGGTGATTGATGACCACGCCTTCAGTTTTGCCGCAAAAATTATGGCGTCCGCTTGCAGAGATTAAAAACTTCGTTGAAAAAATGCCTGACGGCGTTCGCCTTACGGAAGTTACTAAAAAAGTTAAGACATTTGCCGAACTGTCAGGAAAGGAGAGAAACCAGCTCATAGATTTTATCGATAAACGGGAAAGCATCATTGTATTTAAGGTCAGAAAAGAAGGTTCTGGTAACGGAGTAACCTTTTTCCGCCACAAAAAATATGGATATCCCAAGCGGGAAGGAAACGTCACAATCATTAAGGACCTTCAATCAAAATTATGTACCAGATGCGGGCAGACAAAATCAGTCGATGATTTTTATTCAGATGCCAGCAAACGTGACGGGAGAGCCATTTATTGCAAGAAGTGCGAATCTGCAATGAAACGCTCACGCAGAGAATGCAACAAATTAATTCTGCAACAACAGGAACCTGAAATGAATAACCTAAAAGCAGTTTCACCTTCACCAGAAATACTCAGAAAGCAGGCGGAAGAATTGCTGAAAGCCGCCGAAATTGCGGAGAAAAAACGCCAGGAAGATGATGTATTCAACAAAAAACTTGCGCCCTTAAAACTTGAAATTCTTCAGGCCGCCGGAAAAATGCAGCTTAAACTGGACGAATTCATCGACTGTATGGATGAAATGAATAAAGCTGTTCAGAAGCTTAAAGAACTGACCGCCTGATATTAATAAATTGCAACTACCGGAGTTAACTATGAACGAAACAGAACTGAAGCACATTATCGCCCTGCTTCTGGAAGATGCCAAACAGGTTTATCGACTTAGCCCAAATTCCGCAACGCTGACACGCATCCAGATGGCAGAAAAAGCACTGAAACAGGATAATGAAAACAGCGCATCCGAAGTTGATGCTAATGGTGAAAATGAAGTAATAGAAATAAACAGCAATATCAGCGACAGTTGCGTCGCTTACAGCCACCAAATAATTCGTGTAAGCGCAAGAATAATGGAAGTGATGGCAAGTGAGCTTGAAAAGAACAACATCAAGCCCACTGATTGTTGTTTAAGAACCGTAATGAACGTTATTTATTACTCGATGTTCCGAAGTCGCTAACAGCATCGAGTTTTTCATCAAAAAATGATTCAAATGCATCGTAAAATACGGCAATAGCACCGCCCTTATCTACCGCGGCAGGAACTGCCTTTTGAGGTATATCTTTCTCCCTGAATTGTGTGTTGTAGGTATCGACAGCCAGCCGCATCAGAAACATCACTTTTTCTTCTTGTGTCATAAATTCACTCTCCTTACGGGGTTTGTAGTTGAGGAGTTCTCCACGGGTCAGGTGGAGTTCGTGCGCCGGACACGGGTGAGCATCCGGCACTGTCAGTTTACTGAACAGATATTACCCTGAAAAGCCAGGGTGCAACACGAAAGCGCACGGCGAAGACTCTTTCCCTTTGAAGGCTTGTCGTTAGATTTCTTCGACCGTGCGCTTCCGGTTGTGAATAACAACATTGCTGTGTGTAGTCATTGGCGGATATCAGTTTAATTGCTGGCTGATATCCGCCCTTTTTTAAAGTGAATTTTGTGATGCGGTGAATGCGGCTCAGCGCACGCGGAACAGTTAAACCGACAGGATGTCACGGAAAGTCATCGTCCCCTGACCCGGCGTTAATTGTTAACTGGTTAACGTCACCTGGAGGCACCAGGCACCGCATCAACAAAGTTCATTTGTGAAAATGGAGATAATTATGATTGCTCATCACTTCAGAACTGATGAAATACCACGTCAGTGCGTGACACCTGGCGATTATGTTCTTCATGAAGGGCGGACATATATCGCTTCAGCAAACAATATTGAAAAGAGAAAACTCTATATTCGTAACTTCACGACAAAAACATGCATTACCGATTGCATGATTAAAGTCTTCCTCGGACGTGATGGTTTACCTGTAAAAGCGGAGTCATGGTGATAAATGTAAAAATAAAATGTGCCTACCATCTCTGCAATAAGGAAACCGAACAAACCAAATCCGTTAAAAGTCATCTTCATTTTATGAAAGGCACAATCCCCGTAACCGAAGAGCGGCAATATTGCAGTAAGCAATGCGCCGAAAATGACCAGATGGCACATGAACTCTAACCCCTCAACTTGATATTCAGACAATTCAGTTTCATGCCAGATATAACAGCACCATAGGCCTTAAAAAAAGGACATATAAAGTGAAAGAACTTAATCCTGACCAAATCTTTTCTGAAACCGAAAAGACAGCAGTAAATGAACTTAATGAAATTGCAAACCGCATCAGTAAAATATGCAAAGAATACAAAATCGACTTTGTATTTTCTTTTTCAGTGCTTACAGAAGTTGGAAATAACGAATATAAAGACAGTCGTTTGGTTTCATGTGGGTTAAATGGCAAAACACCAAGCCCATATATTCATGCCGCATGTGAAGTCGTCAGAAGCAACATTGAAGCACAACAAATCCATGAACTGGCGCTGGCTCTTGAGTTTGCAAGAGAAAATCCTGAGTGCGACTGCCCCGAATGCCAGCACGAAAAGGAAAAAACAACTAACAAAACAGCAAACCAGGCAACCTTCCACTGAAATAAAAATCCGGCAGCGCAGGCTACCGGATTTCTCCCTGCGTCACCGTATTCGGAGAAATCAGACAAAGGGCCGCTAATTCTAATCCAGCCAGAGGTTTAAATACAATGAGTGCTGATAAACAGACTTTTGCACTACACTGCGAAGCAAAAAACGATAAAGTCAGAAAACGCCTTGACATCAAAGGCGGTTTTTTCTGGACCGAGGCCAGAAAACTTTCTGTCGCAGTTTCCCGCTGCATTGCAGCCATGGACGATGCAGGCTACGACGAGGATGATTTCAAAAAACCCGTTCGCGTAAATTTCCCCGTCGTGAATGACCTTCCACCGGAAGGCGTGTTTGATACTGAATTCTGCAACCGCTATGAAAAAGGCGGTAACGATGGCATCACCATGATGGCTATCCCCTTCGATGACAACATCAACGGTGAAGATGCCACAACTGCTGGCGATGACAACGATAACCTGGACGGAACTATTCCGGATGATGTGGAGAAAAGCGAATCCCCGGACAGCGACGATGACTGTTCTGAGTGTGAAATTCCCGTCGCCACTCTGAGCCTTACTCATCGCTTCCTTCACCTCTTCTTATTCAGCAAAGATGAAGATGGAAAATACCGGCATCATGCCACACCAGAACAACGCAATAACGTGATCCGTATGGAGATGGACACAGAGGACAGTTACCTTCAGAGCCTGCTTACTGCTGTGCGCGCCGCGCATCATGAACTGGATAAACTGACGAACCATCACCTTAGTCGCCTAGCTGAATCTGTAGGGAAAGCATTCCCCCACTCTGCAAATCATCGCATCAGCCCGGCTGAATTCGACAAGTTCATCTCCACCTGGATGAAAACAGACTATGTGGATCAGGGATTGCTGGCAAAAGAATGGCAGAAAGGAAATTATGTTACAGGCATCACTCGTACGCCTTCCGGTGCTAACGCTGGCGGCGGAAATCTTACCGATCGTGGCGAAGGCTTTACCCACAATCAGGCATCACTGGCGCGAGACATTGCCACTGGCGTTCTGGCCCGTTCAATAGATGTGGATATTTATAACCTGCACCCAGCACACGCAAAACGCGTTGAAGAAATCGTGTCAGAGAATAAGCCGCCCTTTTCTGTTTTCCGTGACAAATTCATCGCCATGCCCGGTGGGCTGGATTATTCCCGCGCCATTGTGGTGGCTTCAGTGAAAGAAGCACCAATCGGCATTGAGGCTATCCCGGCGCGCGTGACTGAATATCTCAACAAAGTGTTGACCGAAACCGATCACTCTAACCCGGATCCGGAAATCGTGGAAATCGCCTGCGGTCGCTCATCAGCCCCAATGCCGCAGCGCGGAACAGCAGAAGAGATACATGACGATGAAGAAAAGCAGCAAACATCGGACGCAATGTCTAATGAACAGGCAGCGCCTGAATCAGTGGAAGAAATTCCAGTTAAACATAATGCGGACACGCAATCACTGGAAAATGTCTCATCTGTAGAAACGAAATACCAGGAACTGAGAGCAGAACTCCATGAAGCCAGGAAAAACATTTCGCCCAAAAATCCTGTCGATGCAGACAAATTGCTGGCTGCCTCTCGTGGGGAGTTCGTTGAAGGCATCAGCGCCCCAACCGACCCGAAGTGGATTAAGGGGATCCAGGCTCGCGACACTGAGGACCAGAATCAGTCCAAAGTGGAACAAATTGCCCCAGAAGCGGGACAAAACAGCCCGGATACGCAACAAAACGGGCCAGAAGAGCAACAGCCAGCCCCAGTAGCGCAACCGGAGCTGGAAAAAAACTGCCGCGTCTGTGGTCAGACTGGCGGGGGTAACTGCCCTGACTGTAGTGCGGTAATGGGCGATAGCACTTACACAGAAACTTTTGGAGAAAATGACGCCGCTGATGGAGAAGACTCAGCACAAACTGAGGAGAAGATCATTCAGGAAAACTCTGTTGATGCCGCTCAGGAGGGCGAAACCGTTGTTCAGAACGAGCCAGGCAGTGATACGTCCGGCGATGACGCCAATTCTGAGCCAGTAACTCTCGACTGGAAAAGACAGCTCGTGATTGCCGCCGTCTATGGTTTGTGCGCCAACCCCGCATGTATAGCCACAGCGCCAGCAATCCCTGATATCGCCATCATGATTGCCAACAGGCTTGAAAATTTCGGAGGTGAGAAATCATGAATGCCTGGCTTATCCCCGATCGCATTGAAGAGCAGTCATGGGCACGACACTACCAGCAAATTGCCCGTGAAGAAACTGAAGCTGAGCTGGCAGACGACCTGGAAAAAGGTCTGCCCCAACACCTGTTTGAATCGCTATGCATCGATAATCTGCAACGTCACGGGGCCAGCAAAAAAGCTATTTCCCGTGCATTTGATGACGATGTCGATTTTCAGGAACGCATGGCAGAACACATCCGCTACATGGCTGAAACCATCGCCCGTCACCAAATTAATATTGATTCAGAGGTATAAAACGGATGAGTACAGCACTCGCAACGCTGGCAGGGAAGCTGGCTGAACGTGTCGGCATGGATTCTGTCGACCCACAGGAACTAATCACCACTCTTCGCCAGACGGCATTTAAAGGTGATGCCAGCGATGCGCAATTTATCGCATTGTTGATCGTCGCCAACCAGTACGGCCTTAATCCCTGGACGAAAGAAATTTACGCCTTCCCTGACAAGCAGAACGGCATCGTTCCGGTGGTTGGCGTTGATGGCTGGTCCCGCATTATCAATGAAAACCAGCAGTTTGATGGCATGGACTTTGAGCAGGACAATGAGTCCTGTACATGCCGGATTTACCGCAAAGATCGCAATCACCCGATCTGCGTTACCGAGTGGATGGATGAATGTCGCCGCGCACCATTCAAAACCCGCGAAGGCAGAGAAATCACCGGACCGTGGCAGTCGCATCCCAAACGGATGTTACGGCACAAAGCCATGATTCAGTGTGCTCGCCTGGCCTTCGGATTTGCTGGCATCTATGACAAGGATGAAGCCGAGCGTATTGTCGAAAATACCGCATATACTACAGAACGTCAGCCGGAACGCGACATCACCCCGGTTAACGAAGAAACCATGTCGGAAATTAACGCCCTTCTTACTTCCATGGAAAAAACGTGGGATGACGACCTGTTGCCGCTCTGTTCCCAGATTTTTCGCCGCAACATTCGAGCGTCGTCAGAACTGTCCCAAGCCGAAGCAGAGAAGGCTCTTGGATTCCTTAAACAGAAAGCCACAGAGCATAAGGTGGCAGCATGACACCAGAAATTATCCTACAACGTACCGGGATCGACGTGAGAGGTGTCGAGCAGGGAGATTATGCATGGCAAAAATTACGGCTCGGGGTCATCACAGCTTCAGAAGTTCACAACGTGATAGCAAAACCCCGCTCCGGAAAGAAATGGCCTGACATGAAAATGTCCTACTTCCACACTCTGCTGGCTGAGGTCTGCACGGGTGTGGCCCCGGAAGTTAACGCCAAAGCCCTGGCATGGGGAAAACAGTACGAGAACGACGCCAGAGCCCTGTTTGAGTTTACTTCCGGCGTGAATATTACTGAATCCCCGATCATCTATCGCGACGAAAGTATGCGTACCGCCTGCTCTCCGGATGGATTATGCAGTGACGGCAACGGCCTTGAGCTGAAATGTCCGTTTACCTCCCGGGATTTCATGAAATTCCGGCTCGGTGGTTTCGAGGCCATAAAATCAGCTTACATGGCCCAGGTGCAATTCAGCATGTGGGTGACTCGAAAAGATGCCTGGTACTTCGCCAACTATGACCCGCGCATGAAGCGTGAAGGCCTGCATTATGTCGTGGTCGAGCGGGATGAAAAATACATGGCTGGTTTTGACGAGATGGTGCCGGAATTCATCGAAAAAATGGACGAAGCACTGGCTGAAATTAGTTTTGTATTTGGGGAGCAATGGCGATAGCCAGTAACAATGAGGTTCTCATATATGAATATTTCATTTGAAAGTCATGGTTCGGCAGCAAGTGTTGTTATCACCAGTTCGCTATTCGAATGCCGAAAGCACCAGCATATCGTTGATGCACTGAAGTTCAAAGTACCGGAAATGACCGTCACAACCCGGGGATGTTTCTGGATACGGACGACGTTAGCCACAACATACCTCACGGCACGCCGTGTTTATGATATGGCACACCAGGAATATAACCAGTGTTCGTCCTGATCCAGCGCGGGCAGTCTTTCGTCGATGCCAACAACTATCCGGTGGAAATCTGCAAGGTAACTCTTACTCAGGTGATCTACCGAAGACTCGACGGCAGAACCCGAGCCACTTCAATTGGTGCATTTAATGAAGAATTTGAGCGAGTCGACCACAACGAACTACACATGATTAAAGCGGAAATTGAGAAGGAAATGCATATTGCCAGCCTTCGAAAAATGCGACGTACATCAATCAACTGACAACCGCCTTCGGGCGGTTTTTAATGGCAAAAATATGGATTCACACAGTATCACCCTCAAAGAGGCCTGTCAGTTTCTCAAGATATCAAGGCCAACAGCTGTTAACTGGATACGAACGGGCCGACTACAGGCAACACGAAAAAATTCTTCCGGTAAAAGATCACCTTATCTCACAACCCGGCAAGCCTGCATTGCAGCACTTCATTCACCGCTGCATACTGTCCAGGTGAGCGCGGGTGATGGCATAACAGAGGAAAGAAAATGTCACTCTTCCGCAGAGGTGAAATATGGTACGCCTCGTACTCGCTCCCGGGCGGGAAGCGAATTAAGGAGTCTCTTGGCACAAAGGACAAGCGGCAAGCTCAGGAGTTGCACGACAAGCGAAAAGCAGAACTCTGGCGAGTAGACAAACTGGGGGATATGCCAGATGTCACTTTCGAAGAAGCCTGCCTGAGATGGCTTGAGGAAAAAGCCGACAAGAAATCCATCGATTCCGATAAATCCAGAATCGCATTCTGGATTGAGCATTTCGAGGGTATAAGGATTAAGGATATATCGGAGGCAATGATCTACTCAGTTATCAGCAAAGCGTATAACCGAAAAACAAAGGAGAGATGGAAGTTGCAGGTGGAGGCTGCATTAAGAAAAGGGAAAGAACCACCAGCCTATATACCTAAATCGGTGAGCACGCAAACAAAAGCAACACACCTGGCAATGATCAAGGCTATTCTGCGCGCCGCAGAGCGAGACTGGAAATGGCTTGAAAAAGCACCTGTAATCAAAATACCTGCCGTAAAAAACAAACGCGTGAGATGGCTGGAAAAAGAAGAAGCCAGGAGACTCATTGATGCATGTTCTGATCCCCTGAAATCTGTAGTTAAATTTGCACTGGCAACTGGCCTGAGGAGATCAAACATTATTAATCTGGAGTGGCAACAAATCGATATGCAGCGACGTGTTGCCTGGGTAAACCCTGAAGACAGTAAGTCAAACCGCGCTATTGGGGTCGCACTGAATGACACTGCCTGCAAGGTGTTGCGTGATCAAATAGGCAAACATCACCGCTGGGTGTTTGTTTATACCACTGCTGCCAGAAGGCCTGACGGGACAATGACACCAAGCATCAGAAAGATGCGCCTGGACTATAACACATCGTGGTTAACAGCATGTCGTCGGGCAGGAATTGAAAATTTCCGTTTTCATGACCTCCGCCATACCTGGGCCAGTTGGTTAATTCAGTCAGGTGTACCGCTGTCAGTACTTCAGGAAATGGGCGGCTGGGAGTCTATCGAAATGGTGCGTAGGTACGCACACCTTGCACCTAATCATTTGACAGAGCACGCGAGGAAAATTGACGACATATTGGGTGACGATGTCCCAAATTTGTCCCACCCTGAGGTTTTTGAGGATGCAAAGAAAGCATAA